ATAAAGGCGCCGGTGGGAATAAAAAGGATACCATCATTCTCGTTGACATGAATGATATCCAGATATTCCCTGATCGTGACGCCAATGGCGTCGTGATCACAAACAACCTGGTATTGAATATCGGGGCCTATATGATCAAACTTTATACAACCGTGACATCAGTTGTCGGAGGTGATTCCTCTGAAGGTGATCCGGATGCAGAAGGGTTTGTTCACAACCTGGTTTTCGACCACCCGGGATCTTCCATTGCAATCCGTGAATTCAAAGCAAACTGGATATTCAGAAACATGGTTGCACTGGTGCAGAAATGCGGAGATACTTCATATGATATTTACGGAACACCATGCGCACCCATGAGAATGGTAGTCAAATGGGATGATACCAAAGACAAAAACACCCATATTTTTACATTGAAATCATTGAAGTGCCAACTTCCGGTTGGCAGTTACCAGGGATCAGTGACTTTTGATACCGGTATGGGTACAATAGCAGCCAATACTACAGCATTAGGAGTTGCAGCAGGACCAGGCACGTATCAGTTGACAGATGGAACACCGACAGCAGCAACCATTACTACGCTCTCTGGCGCCATTGATAAAGGGATCTATACCTTCCTGGGATCCGGTGGCCTTCATCCTTCGATCATCACCTTTGCCAATGATTTTGTTTTGTTGGGTGGCGTATCCTGGAATGCATTGTCAGGATCTATGATCACATTCAAAGCGATAAACACAGGTGGATCAACCTGGAAGTTTATTGAACAAAGCAGGGTATAAACGTATCTGGTTTGATTTGTTAGAAAAGCCTTGATTGATAAACCATTCAGGGCTTTTTTGTCCTTTATTGATTTGTAGAGAAGAAATAGGTTTGTTTTCTGAAATAGTTCAAAAAATATCAAGATGAAAAACACAATATTGAAGTTTTTAAAACATGACCGATCCTATATCGGAGCCATGAAAATTTATAATGAACATGGCCAGCGGTTGTCATTAAAACGGCATTTCAATAACCAGCATGAATCTGAGCTTTCCGAAATCCTTTTCGATGAGTTACGGGAGATGGCTGAACTTTCTCAAAATGAATATCAGGCCATTATTGATATTCCAGTAAAGGAAGAAGAAACGTCCCATGAGATTCAGCCAGTTACATCGGTGATCCCGATTATCAAAAAGGAAAAGAAAGTCAAAGAAGGACAACCACCGAAAAAAGTAGTTGTTGCAAAGGATTTAAAGAAAGAGCCGGTCAAGAAAAAAGTGACCGTCAAAAAAGTTATTTCTGCAAAACAGGAAATCTCAATACCTGAAGAAGCAAAAAAATAGCTATCAGTTCGATTCCTGTTTTTAGAATACGGGAGGAATTCCCGTTTCTGAGTAGGACAGACTGCCCTGCAGAACTGAAAATCTTAGTGGCAGATATGCTAACGGCATACGAGCTTTATACAAAGGCCCGTATGTCGTTATTTTCCGTTGAAACAAATGCTCAGATAGTTGAGCTTTCAAGAATCACTGTGGTAAATTACCTTGAGAACCGCTCTATCTGGGAGGAATTGAACTATTACAAAATTCATGGCCAGTTATTAGGTAAACATAAAATGTTCGAGCGATGGAAGAGAAGTAAGCAGATAAGAGAGATGAGCATTATGGATATGTTCAAATTGAAGATGAAGTTGGAACATAACCTGGTAGTTGTAAATGGAAGACTAAGAAAAGAACCGGATAACAAATATACCGGTGACCGGTTGCAAAGAATTGAAGAAATAAAAGCTGAGTTATTACAGATCAATCAATTAATGAATTATAAATGATGAGTAATAGGTTTTTCTCCATTGAAGATCTTGATAAAAAAACTGTCATCAAGAATCCGGATAAATCCGGGTCAATGGTCGAAAAATTCCTGCAAATTCATGGTGAGAAAATTGAAAGTATAAAACAACTGACCGGGAGGATCCCTGAGGAGAATGAGATCTTCTTTTTATGGACGGTGAATTCTTTCAATGCCTTTACATTCATCCCATTCATTATAAAAGAAGCCGGAACTATTTTTGAATTGATCATCTCTACCTATTCCATAAACCTTCGGATCATTGAAGCACTGATAAAATTGATGGATAGTGGAAAAATTGGTTGGGTAAGTATCTATATCAGCGATTCTATCCGTGGCCGTTTACCAAAAGTCTATGATCAGCTTATCACGTTGGCTGAAAAGTATCCTGTTGATGTCACCTATGCCTGGAACCACTCCAAGATTGCACTTATCAAAACCCAGGATCATTATTTTGATGTGGAAGGATCAGGGAACTGGGGAGAGAATGCGCAGCATGAACAGTATATCTTCTTGAATTCTAAATCAGTATTTGACTTTCGTAAAAATGAAATCATCAATGGAATTCACACCGGAACAGTATAATACCTTCGAAGAGCTGTCTTCGATCAATTATTCCCTGCAGGATATTGCAACGTACCTGGATATTGATTATAAATCAGTCTTACAGGAATTCAATATGCCTGATTCTCCGGTCAAATTTCATTATGACCGGGGAAAGCTTATTGCTCAAGCTGAGATAGACAAAGCCAATCTTAAGAAAGCAAAGGATGGAAGTTCAGCTTCCATATTGCAATGGAAGAAGGATTCAATCCTCAGAAAACATGAGGATATAAAGAATAAGGTACTTTTCAATAAAGAACAGAATGATTATTGTCAGCTTCAGGCTTTGGTTGAAAGCGGAGAGATAAGTAATCTGCCGGCCACCATGGTCTTATTTTATGATCAGATCGAGTTCATCCGTTCACTTTATTCCAAGTTCAATTCAAAGACCTACATTATCAGCATGGTCCGGTTAAAATGGCCAAATATATCATTCATCAAAGCCTCGAAGCTATTTAACGACTGTTTGAATTTTTTTAATCTCGATAATCAGATTAAAGTTGAAGCCTGGGCAAATATCTATGCCGACAGACTGGATAACATGGCTATAATCTGCACCGAAATGAATGACTATGAAACTGCCCGCCGGTTGACATTGGATGCAGCACACCTCCGCGGAGTAGGAAAAGACAAGACAGATCCGGTACCGGAGGAACTATTGGACAGAAGAGTCATCCTGTATGTCATGGATCCTCAGAAATTGGGAATACCAAAAGTTGACCGGAGAGAACTGGCTGAATTCATTGATAATATTGATATCACTGAGTCAGAGAAGGTAAAACTTCGCCGGGATGCACAGATTGATGAGGTAACCTTTGATCTGATGGAAAGTGGAAAGTAGAAAAATATCTTTACAAGAAGCCGATATCAGGTATTCAAATTGGATATCGACATTGATAGCATTGATGAAACCTAAGAATTTATACCTGTATGGTGGCAGAGGTGTGGCTAAAAGTACAGATATACTTGCCAAACGAACAATTGATGTAGTCTATGATATGCCCAGGGCAAGCTTTGCCTTTGTGGGCGATACATACGTTAATTTATTGACCAACATCATACCAGCTATAATGCTCGGGTGGGAAAGCAGATTGAACTTTTTTGAAAACTATCATTTTGTCGTTGATAAAGTTCCACCGGATCGATGGGACAAACCTTATATCAAAACCTTTGATTTCAATCATACTATTTCAACATTCAACGGATGCAAGTTTTTTCTTACATCTCTGGACCGGCCTTCAGCAAATGCAGGGATTTCAGTAGTTCATCATTTTGGGGATGAAGCCAAGTATCTGAAAGAGGAAAAATTGCGCAAGCTTTTTCCGACATTGAGAGGCGATTTTATCCTGTATAAGAATTCACCGTATTTCATGGGACAGACTTTTTGCAGTGATATGGCTGATCCTGGCATCGGTGAAGATGATTGGATGCTGAGGATGGAAAAGTCAATGGATAAGGAGCAGATCATGAAGATCCTTCAAACTGCAGTTATCCTGAATGAGATAAATCTTGAATTGTTCAATGCAGAGAAGGAGAATAATGATCCAAGGAAAATTGAACTGATCAAACGCAATCAAGCCAGGTGGATGGATCGATTGAACAAAGTCCGGTATAACAGCACGTTTTTTTATATCGTTTCCTCATTTGCGAATGCAGATATATTGACACTTCAATATTTTACGAATTTATTGGCATCATTAACATTTGAAGAGTTTAAGACTGCAATTGCCTCCATAAGAAAGACATTGGACAAAAGTTCCCGTTTTTATGGCGCCTTGACAGATAAGAATTTTTATGAAGATGGCTATAACTATGATTACTATGATGGCATTGGATTGAAAACCATGATCAAACAGACATGCCAGGGATTGAAATATATCCAACTGCAACAACATATCGAAGCTGGTTTGGACTGTGGGAATATGATGAGCCTTGTGATTGGTCAGCAGCAAGGAGATGATTACAGGTTACTCAAAAACATTTTTACTATCTCTCCGGAGTGGATCCGTGAGCTGGCAGATAAGTTCCTTCAATTCTTTGAACCACATAAGAGGAAGATCCTACATCTTTATCATGACCGTGCATCCAATGCCTATCATAAAGCAAAGAAAGATATGGCAGGACAATTGAAACATGATATTGAATTTGATAAAGAAGGCCGAAGAACCGGATGGTTAGTACAGTTGATGAACATAGGGCAGGGAAATATTCAACATAGTGAAGAGTTTAACCTGATGAATGTAATGATGAAGCGACTGGATAAACGATTGCCCAGTCTTCTCATTGACAGATATGAATGTAAAGAATTGAAGAGTCAGATGGAAGTTACTCCCGTAACTAAAGGTGCCAAAGGCGAAATCAAGAAAGGAAAGAAAGGAGATAAACTTTCTTTTGAGAGATTGCCAATGGAATCAACTAACCTGACTGATGCAATGAAGTATCTTTTGTGCAGACCTAAGTGGTTAATGATTGCAAAACAAAAGAAAGATATAGTGTTCTCTTCCCTTGATGTAAAGTAACTACATCATTTCATTATAGTATTATATATATAGGTTGTCTGTCGCCGTGTGGGATTCCCATTGGTGCCTGCCGGCATTTGGCTTATGTGGGAAATTTTAACGGTGAAAATCGGAAGCCGAAAATCATATATCCGGTTTTTTTTTGCCTGTGATGTCACACGGCAACGCTGCGCGGGTCGTGCTGCCGTATGGCTTTTTTTCAATATTCCTATGCGGAATAAGGTTAAAAAGTTAAAGATGAACAACATAACCAAAAT